TTTCTGTAATTGTTACATCTGTTATTAAACCATTGTCATCGTTACCACAACAAACAAGGTGCGTGTACCATATTGTCTGATACAACGAGTTTATGTTGTTCAAAACCGTTTCGTTAAAAAGAACAGTTGATGTGTTAAAAGAGTCTCTTGACTCTGATTTTAACATAGGCTGAGAAACACCTGTAATAATGGGTTTTTGTGGGTCATAAGGTATTGTTCCATTATCGGTAACAACTCTATCAAACCAATCTCCTGCTGCATTCAAGTATTTACTGTATTCATAAACATTGTTGTACAATACATCAAGTTTACTTGTAAAATCTAATGAACCTAACCCAATGTCAATCTCTGTTTCATCAACTTGGAATAGGGTTGGGAAGTCTCTAACTCCCCTAACTTTTCCGTAGTTGTATTTGTTATTAGCTATAGAGTTAAGGTAAGAGCTAAGTTGATTAACTTGAACACGGAAATCGGGAAGTTTAGATAAGAACACTTCCGCATCTGTTGAAAATGTATTAGGTCTTGATAGCCTAGCTCCTACTTTTGGTAACTCTTGCACTGAAGGTGCTGTCATTATACTAACCCCTCTACTCTCAAATTGCACTTACTTACTGTTGGGAAAGAAATAGTCGCTTTAAATTCGTTATAAAACCCATAAACAATCAACTCTTCCATATCAGGGTTTCCTATGAATAAACAAGGTACGGTGTCAATATCAGAGAAAAACCTTTGAACAGATGCTAGGAAACGGTTGTCAATATCAACATCATACTCTGCATATTTACTATTCTTTCTTTTAACAACACTTACATTTCCGAACTCATCTGTTTCTTTTCTACTGTATGATTTGATACCAATAGCTGTCCCATAGTTTGTTCGACCTACTGTTGTTTGAACTCCGTAAACAACTTCACCAACTTCTACTAAACCTGCTCCTGAGCTAATTGTTACACTAATACTTGCTGTTGGGTAGTTTGACGGTAAGTCTAAGAATATCGCTAATTTCAAGTTGTTCAAATCTACCAAAGGAGCAAAGAAATACGAATAGTAATCTGTAACTTCACTTGAACCTGTTAATTCTTTAATCTCGTCATAAACTATACCAGCAGTAGGGTCAGTTACTACAACACGAACGGTAGTTGCATTTAGGTTTAAAAAAGCGATTCCATTTACAATCTGATTAGGTGTAAGGGTAAACTGGATACCACCTGTTCGACTGCTGACATTTGAAACAACATTATCAAACATCCGATAACGGTTAGTATAGCCTGAATCTAACCAATTGACTTGATCTAAATTAGGAGGTGTTGTTCCTGCCCCTGTTACAATCCTTTCGTAAATTTTATGTTGATATATAACTTTATCCAGAGCAGTATAACTTGTACCAGAAACCCAAGCAGGGTATTCATCCTCTGGGATGTTACTAGAAGTTAGAATAGCGTCCGTAGTCACTACACTTTTAATAACTCTCATTTAATTTCCTCAAATATTAAAATGCTCTGTTTAAAACAATCTGTTTTATTTAGGATGCAAGGAGAGCCGAAGCCCTCCCTCCACAATCAAGGTATATACTACGTTAAGGGGTCACAACAACTGGAACAGGTGTATCACCATTCTCAGGTTGAATACCAACCATAACACGATTACCATCATCCCAACGCTCTGTACGAGAGTCTACATTCTGAACAAACTTAGCGATAGCAAACAAGCCCGCATTAAGATCTTCACGCATTCCTTGTAGTTCTGTAGTCATAGTACTGTTAGTTGTATTGACAGTAGGTGTTGTTGTACTACCAGCAGAAGGTGTCAGAGTAGTGCTAATTGACGTTCCTAGCCCTTGTTCTTGTATGTCTGCACTAACTGTAGCTGCTCGTTGAATAAGAGCTAGATCACGCGCATATTCGCTTCCAGTTACAGAGTAAGTTTTACTTAAACCCATCAAGTCCTTACCAAGAGTAAGGAGCTTTTCAGCAGAAGCAATATCACCTTGCATAGCAAGAACAGAAGCTTGTTCAAACTGATTACGAGTGTAAGCTAAGTTACGTGGTTGTTCTGTTTCACCTCTTGCTGCTCTAGCTTGTTCAGCTAAATCACGTAGAGATTGCACAAGAGCATTTACTTCACTGTTAGCTTTATCCAAACTGTCTTGAAGATCATTAAACTCAGGAGCTAAGGCAATGATTTGACCATATAACTTCTGACCTGCCTCTGTTGCCAACTCTGTATCAGTAATACTATTAAGAAGGTCACGATAGGCAATTGCGTTCGCTGGTAATTGCTCACCAAACAAAGCAAACTCTTTAGTAAGTCTACGAGTTAATTCAGCAGCTTGTTCAGCAGGAGATAACATCTCAAAGTAAGCATCAAAACCACTAGATAAACTATCTAAACCACCAGCACCAAGAATCATAGAAGAAGTAAGATAATCACCACTCTTACCTGTCATAAACAGTTGATCTTGTAAATCTTCTAAGGTGTTAATGAAGTCTGTTATTTCTTCAGCACTACCATCGAAAGTATTTACAAGATCAGTCATACCACCTTTGATAGTTGAAATACCTACCTTAGTTAAGTACGATTGTCTAATGATTTCAGTAGCAAGGTCTTCAGCTTGTTTATTGACAATCTTAGTGTAGTCGATCGCAGTTACATTCAACCTATCAGTGTAGTAAGCAGCTTCCTCAACAGCAGAAGCAACACGTACAAGAGTTTCAAAGTAACCTTCACCTACTGTTTGTAAATCTTCTAAACTACCAAAAGCTTGTTTAGCAAGACTATCAGCAGCAGCACCAAAAACAGCTTCTAACTTCTCTTGGATTTCATCACCACTAAGACCTTTAAGATTGATCTTACCAATAGAAACTACAGCATTCTCAAGGTTGGTTTGAACTGCACTCATATCAGCACCAAGAATATCAGTAGCAGATAAGATTGAATTGTAGAAACCACCAAAGATTAAGGTAAACTGGTTGGATAACTCAGCATCAGCTTTAGAATATTTCGTGCTGGATTTATTTGATGTTGTTATACCTAAAGCTTTCTTCTTGGTTTGAATATCAATATACTCTTGTAAGTTGAAACCTTCAGATAAAATATCACCAAGTTTTTGATCTTCACCAAACAACCCTGAAGCATTTACAGTAGTCTTAGTTCCGAACAACCCACCAAGTGCTTTACCTAAAGTTGCGCCAAGTAATAAACCTATACCACCTGTAGCTAGACCAAGACCGATACCTAGAGCACTTCCCATGCCTGCACCAAGTAACCCAGCACCGAAAGCTCCTGCAATACCGCCACCAATAGCACCAGCACCACCCAAGGCTAATGAACCAACATTACCTACTAATGACCCCAACTTATCTTGTTGGAAACCTTCAGACACGTTGAAACCTTTACCTAACTCACTACGTAAGATTAAGTTAGTAACACCACCAATATTACTTTCAATGTTTTTCAAAGAACGTAACATCGCTGAAGTAAGAGGAAGCATTAGGTCGCTGTTTTCAGATAATAAGTCAATCGAGTTAGCAATACTAGCTGATTTAGCCTCTGAATCACCAAACACTGTACCTGTACCTTGATTTGATGTGTCAACGTACTCACCACTACCTCCACCACTAATAGCAATACCAATACCTGCCATCAAAGCGATCATTGCAGCAGCAGAAGCAAAACCAACAGGAGGTGGAGCATTAGCAGCAGAAGCTACAGCACCTTGAGCTTGAGCTACATTGAGACCCATTTGAGCAGCAATCTTAGTAGCTGCACCTGTTACGAAAGTAATAGCATCTTTTGCATACCCTGCAAGTTTAATAGCCATAGTCTTAATAGTGTCTTTCTTCTCCCAAAGGGCGAAAGCAATCTTACTAGCTTGGTAAGCTTTCTCTAAACCACTTACAACTTTATACCCTTTACTTTCCTCTTTAAATAAAGATTTAGTTAAAGATAAACCAGATGTTATTGCTTTGTCTCTTGCTTGCTTACTTTCTTGAATATGTGCCAATTCAAGATCAGCTTTTTGTGCAATAAGAAGGTTTTGTGCTTCACTGCCTTTTTTCTCTTTATCTATGCGAGCTGTTAAATCAGCACCCATTCGTTGATACTTAGCTTCAAGATCACTCATTCCAAATAGTAATGAGTTAAGCCCTTCTAAAGCTGATTTAAATGGATTACCAAAATCACCAAATACATCAAAGTTTACATTTTCAATGTCGTAAGCTAAAGTTCTTTGTTTTTCCAACAAATCATTATACTCAGTAAGCTTGTCTACAATATCTTTACGTGTTTGAAGTGTTTGCGCTTCTTGAAGTGATACGCCCTTATGCTTAGCCATAATATCAGCAAGTTCATTATTAGTTGTTTGGACTAAATATGTTGCTTGCTCTTTGTATGAGTTAGACTCTAGTTCTAAAGCTAGTCGAGATTTATCTACCTGTTCTCTTTGTTTTGCTTTCGCTAATTCTTCTGCTGTTATGATCAAACCTTGATTCAAGTGTTTGTTACGGTAGATTGCAACTTTAGCACTTGCTTCTTCAACAGATAAACCACTTTTAACATGATCAAGTAAATCTTGCTGGTAACTTGACTCAGCTTCAGAGATGGTTAATTGATCACGTAAGCTAATTAAAGTTCTGTTATTAGCATTAGCAATACCATCGGCATTAACAGCAAAACCTGACTGAACAGTTGCTTGAGCTACAGCATAAGAATAACCCTCTTTCATGAAATCACCAATTGCTTGCTGATCTCTGAACTGCTTCCTAAGAGCGTTTTGAGAGTCTTCACGACCTTTAGAACTTTCTTCAATGTCAGCAACTTCTTGACGAGCTTTAGCAATCTTACGAGCAGTTTCTAAGTTATGTCCATACACTTTAACATACTTACCTTCAGAGGCAACCTTAGCAACACTATAACCTACTCCAGCTTTTAAGTACTCATTGAGTCTAATTGCTATTGCTTCTTGATTATCATACTTGTCAACAATCTTTTGGTTAGCATTAGCTGCTCGTTGAGCATCCGCTTCTTGCTTTTTAGGAGGTTTATCTTTCTTGCTTTGATCTGATATAAATTTACTTTCTTTATCCGACCAAAGTTGAAGTTCCTGAGCAGCAGAAGAGCCTTGCTTAATATAAGCTTCAGTTAAAGACTCTTGAGATTTTAGAACAGATTTACCAATAGCGTCATAATGCTTAGTAATAGCGTTTAATTGTTTCTGACTTGGCTTAGCACCAAGAGCTGCAATGTCCTTTTCCTTGCCCTTTTGAATCGCCCTATTAGCTTTAACAATTGCAGGGTGTTGTTTTGCAATATTCTGAGACTCTTTGATAAGTTGTTGAGCAATACCTTTCTCAAGGTCATAACTTTGCATAACTTTTAAAGTCGTCTTAATATCTGCAACGCCAGTTTTAAAACCTTCGACCATTTTAGCAAAAGAATCTGCGGTATTTAGAGAAGCAGCAGCTAGACCATCTACACCATCTTTTAAACCTTGAACAGCAGGAGTTGCATTTTGAGCTTCATTACCACTAAGCTTAATTCCAAGACCTGCTGCACGAGCTGCTGCTTCGGTCTTTAACCCAGCTTTTGCTGCTTCATCATACACATCCTTCTGTTTCTTGAAATCTTCTACAACATTCTTAGGAACACCTAAAGCTATAAGTTTCCGATAAGCTGTATCATAGCTGATCAAACCTCTTACAGTTTGATTAATAACATCAGATGTTTCTTTATTTAAAGCTTTCCCTTGCATTTGTTTGAATTGAGCGTAACTAAGTAATACACGATTCACAGCATTAGCTTGCGAGTCAAGTTCATCATTAATTTTGTTCACATCTTCGGTTAAAGAGGATTGAGCATTTTTTTGTTGTTCAGAGTTAAGTTTCTTGTAGGCTTCAGTGGTTAGGTCAATGTATTCACTTTGTTCTGCAATCTTGCTGATAGCTTCCGCAGCGTTATCTCTTAACAATAAGTATGCAGTTGCTACACCTGCAACAGTTAAACCTAAAGTAAATAAGTTTTTTGGAGTGGCTAAAGAAGCAAGCGCACTACCTAACCTAAGTGATGCTATAGTTGCAACACCAAAAGCACGTTGAAGTGCTGTAGCCCCTAAAGCTGCAATATTCATATTGTAAGCAGTTTTAAGAGAAATTGCTCCAGCTACAATCATACTAGCGACATATTTTGAAGCAATCACAGTAGCTAAGAGTTGGAAAGCATCAACCACTGTTTGAATAGTATCAGCGTTATCTTTAAACCACTTCTTAACATCAGCACCAAATTGACGAGCACCTTGCGCTGCTGTAAACATCCCTTGAGCTAAGTCTAACATAGCTTCGCCAAGAGCTTTAGTAAGACCTGCACCTTCGTTAAACTCACCAATAGCAACTAAGAAACCTGTCTTAATAGCATTAGCTCCCTGCTCCATTGTTACACCCAACTTCTTGTTTTCTTCAATCAGTGTAGGGTATTCTTTTAACAGCGCACGAGCAACTAAGGAAGTTGTTAAAAACCCTTCAGAAGAAAGTTTCTTCAAACTTTCTGTTGCAATACCAGAACCATCAGCAATTGCTTTTAGGAATCGTGGCGATGCCTCAGAGATAGAACGAAATTCATCACCAGCTAACTTACCTGAAGCCATTGCTTGTGAGAACTGGATGGTTGCAGATGCAGCTTCTTGAGCTGTTGCACCACCAATACGCATAGATTTACCAAAGGCGTCAACAACTGCTGTTACTGTTGCTGCATTACCACCAAGCTTTTGTAGAGCGGGAGCAAGTCGCGTATAAAGTGTAGCAGTTTCACGTAACCCTACGTTATTCTCCATTGCCATCTTACCTAAGTTTCTATTAACTGTAGCAAGAGTTTGAGAATCATTGATGTAAAGTTTCATACGGTTTTGAATAGAGGTGTATTCATCTGCCATTTTAACTGTAGCAACAGCAAGGCTAGTTATCGCTGTCATAACACCATAGATAGCAGCAGATAAGGCAGCATAGATAGCAATACCTTTAACTTGATCTAAGAAATTACTATGACTTGTTGTTGCTTTCTCAACAGCAGGGTTTAATGCTTGTGTAGCTCTTGTTGTAGCTTCAATAGCAGACTTGTAGTTGTTTAATGTTGTTACATCAGCACCACTAACTTCTAAACGAGCTAGACGAGTAGAATCTGTTTTACCATAACCTTGAGATACATACTTAGCCTTAGCTTGTTCAAGCGTAATAGCTTTTTGATTAGATTCGTTTAGAGTGTTTTGAGCCTTGACTTGCTTATCAATAGCTGATTGTTGAGCTTTAGCGATAGTCTCTTGCTGCTTAATATAATCGTTTTGAATACGCGACAAGGATTGTTGTCTAGCTTTCTCAGCATCGTCAACAGCTTTTTGTTGTAGAGCTTTCTCTTTATCAGCAGCTTTCTTAGCTTCTTCTTGAGTTTTTAAATAGTAGTTTTGTTCCGAAAGAAGTCTCTTTTGACGTAAAGCCTCTTGTTCAACTTCTATCTTCTTTAAGCTTTCTTGTTCTTTAGCTGAAGCTTTTTTAGCTTCTTCTTGTACACGTAGATAATAATTTTGTTCTGATAAGAGTTTCTTTTGTCGTAAAGACTCAGCACTAGCTTCAGCTTTTTGTAAGCTCTCAAGCTCTTTATTTGTTGCTTTACGGGCTTGCTCTTGCAACTTTTGATAATAGTTTTGATCTGCTAAAAGACGCTTCTGTCTTGCAACTTCTTCACTAGCTGAAGCCTTTGCTTGCTCTTTAGCTAAACCTTCAACTTGTTTCTTTTGTTCGGTAATAGCTTTGTTACTTTCAAGCAAATCAAGATACTTGTTAAACGACTGAGCTTCTTTACTGACCAACCAAAAAGATGATGCTAGGTTGGCAGTGTTTTTATCCATATAAGGTAGAAGTTGATTAAGTGTCTGTTGCTTTTGGATCATCTTATCCGAAGCATTTGTTGACACCTTTTCAGTTTTCTTAACACTATCCTGAACTTTCTTTTGACTGCTCTCGAAATCAGAAGAAGCTTTCTTACCTTTTGTACCAATGTTATCAACTTTATCAAGAAGTTTATCAACTTCTGTATTAGCGTCTTTTAAACCATTAGCGTTAATCTGAAAACCAATTTTAACTAAATCCATTACTATTCCTCGTGTTTAGTCTTTGCTTCTCATTGTTCTTACTTATTCTTAGAAGCTTTTTCTTTTTCTTTGTTGTGGTGTTCTAACCACACCTTATCCCACACCCTAATCAACTCTAACTCATAAGGTTCAGGTAATACATCTTCTAAGGTGAAGAACGCTAACATTTCTTGGTAACTAATAGCACAAAAACCTCCAAAACCCCCTGACTGCCTCGTTTGATTTAAACGTAAGAAATACGTCCATGCAAATTGAGCAGCACTTGGAAGTAATGGAGGTTCTTCTGTTGCTTCTTGTAATATCTTTTGATGACCACCCATAGAGGCAAGAAAGGGGTTATCCTTAGCTGCCTCAATATGGTCATTTACAGTTGATCCATCAGATGCTCTCTGAGTGTGTTCAATCTGATATTGGCAATACTCAATACAGTCATCAAGAATATTGCTTAGATGAAATTTGCCTTATTTCCACCTTCTTCTAAGATTTGCTCTCGAATCCAAGTATGTTGTGTTAGGATACGCTTAATGTTCTCAGGAGTAGGCTCAGTTACGTTACCTTTACCTTCTTCAAGACCACGCCAAGTAATTACGCGAATACTTGCTGCTTCAGTAAGTTGTGTCTCCAACTCATCAAAATCTAAAGGTTGTTCACCTTTATTGCGTTTCTTGTCTTGGATTTCTTTCATCATTTGTTTTGTAGCTAACTGTTTTGTGTACTTATTCACAATAGGTGACAAGTCTCCACGAACAGTGATGAAGAAGTCTGTTGAAGTCCCATCAGGTAGTTTCACTTCAAACTCGTAACCAATCTCAGCTTTTTCTGAAAGGTTGTTTAATTTAATATCAAAAGCCATGTTGTATATCCTCAAAATAAAATATAAAATAAATAAGTAAGGGGACTTTCACCCCTTTGTTGCTATTTGTTAAAACTTAAATTCACTTTAAACCAAAGTAGAATCTTGAATCATCAATGTAGTTGCTTCAAAACCATTTGCACCATTGCCTTTAAGAGCTTGGAATGAGTTAGAAGAAACAATACCTTTCTCACCATCATCTTTAGTGTCTGTAGACAATTTAAGACGTGGAATAGTGAAAGACATAAACTCTGAATTAGGTAAACTATTAGCTGTTAAAGCTACAACCAAACTAATCTCTGTTTCCTCATCGAAGTAACCAGCGAAAGTACCATCTTGATATAGAGTAGTGAAGTCACCATCTACAATGATACGACCTTCGTAGATTTCAGGTTTAATGTTACTACCAACTACTGCTTCAGAAGTCATGTTACGGTTGATGTTGAAGTTAGCACCAGTTACAAGAGCTACAGGAGCACCATTCACAATCAAAGCACCATTCACTGCTGCAAAGATACCGTTACTGTTTTGAGCTGATGGAGAAGTGAAGAACTGTGATACGCCACGCTGCTTCAAGTCTTGACCCATGAAACTAAGATCAACAGTTGTCAAACCAGTTGCAGGAAGTGCAATACCTAAGGTGTTTACTTTGTTACCTACAGTTACTTCTGATTGACCAATATCCGCATACCATTCTTCAAATGTATATGAATCGTCAGTATGACCAGTTGTAGGTGCATAGGTCGTTTTACCTGTTGCTACAAATGCACCACCAGAAGCTACTGTTTCAGGGGTTAATTGAACGTTGTTTAAAGCTACTACTGTTGCTACGGTTGCTGTTAAGGCGATAACTAATAAGTTAGCACCATTGTTTGCTGTAGCGAAGCCTGTTAAACGAATAACACTACCTACACGTACAGCATCAGTCAACCAACTACCAGTTGTACGAGTGATTGTGTATGTACCACCAACTGAAGCAATAGTTGTACTACCCAAAGCTGATGGTGTAGCTGCTGTCCAGTTACGAGCTAAAGCAGAAGCTAAGAAATCTGCATAAGTTCCTGCACTAAGTTCACCTGAGATACTACCCTCTACAGCACGAACACCATGTCGGAAATCAACTAATTGGTAATCTGTACGGATTTCTTCTGATTGATAAGTTTCTTTTGTTAAGTTAAAAGTAGACGATACTCGGCGAAGTGTTTGTCCACCAGTTGTAGGGGAGGGTAATGTACCAAAAGAAGTTTCTTTTTTATAAGATACTACTTTATTAATACCTGAAGCTGTTGCCATTATTTACTCCAAAAATTATTGCTAATTGTGTAATTGTTAAAATTATTTTAAATTAGAGATTGAATTATTAATTGAATTGCTTGTTTAAAGAAAAGGTTTAATTAAGTTAAACAAACTGCTCTGAATAGTATCTAATTCTTATTGTAATCTCTGCTCTATTGTCGTTGATGTAGACAGGGGATATTTGTGGAGTCCTGTCTATTATTATTTTATCCGAACCCTCAACTAATGTTGTTCCTCTTTTAAAATAATCTTGCACAAGTTCTGCCATTGTCGTGATATTACCAACCCCTGTACCTTTTGGGTACGATAAGACAACTTGATAGAAACCAACCTCACGGAAATAGCCATCACCTAATGTTGGATTTTCAGGAGTAATCGGAGCTAACACAGAACGCTGATATGCAGTACCTACTGTTGGGGTAAATGTTACATTCTCAAAAGCTGTCTTAGATGCTCCCAACCCTGAAGGCATAGCTATCAACTTCTTTTCAAATGCAATCCTAATATTCTTTTGTGACATTTAAACCCTCACAGTTTACTTACCTTTTGTGCTACAGCTTCTAAGATAGCTACTGCTGAACCTGTATTGTTCTCAACAACATGATAACCACCTTTAGCTTTCCATCCGTATTCAGGATTATCGTCCCAACCTTGTTCAACATCCTCTGCATGTTCTACGTTATTCGTAACAAAAGATACATCTTCTAGGTTGTATGCCCTGATCATAGTTATTGCACCAATAACTGCCCCAGTTCCTTCTGCATTAGCTTCTCTTATTGCCTTATTTGGTTTATTAAAAGCTACTTGCCAAGAGTTCTTGAAATCGCCTACATCGTTTTTAATCGCTTTACCTAGCGTTGGTGATTGATAGTACGGAGCACCTAATGGGGACTCATCCACTAAGGTTACAGCAATCTTTTCTAAAGATTCACCGACAAGCATTTTAGATTTAAGTTTAATCTTCTCTCTTAATGAAGCAATACCTTGCTTACCTTCATATACTGCCATGCTGTACCTCTTTAAACTGTTAAACACTTACACAGAGGACACGCCACATACAAGCTTCACCAAAACCTTCGTATTTACTAACCTCTACAACCTCAACAGATTCATCTACACCTAAGAATATATCGGTAACTAAATCACCAACTTTAGGTCTTACAGGTAGGTCAGTTGTAGAGATAAGGAATACAGTAAGTTTCTTACCAACAAGGTTAGGAGATTTAACTTCTTTATACTTAGGTTCTGTCTCAAACATCTTGATTGTATATAATTTATTTGTTGTTTCTACTGTTTGAGTTTCACGATTATATGTTTCACTACCAATACTCTTGTAAACTCGTGTCTTACCATGTTTATCAATCAAGCGTTTTGCACCTGATTTGAAACGGTTAGATTGTAAATCCATATTCACTACCTTAAAGTGTTAGAGTTTAAAAGGTTTAAAAAGTATTAGGAAATCTCTTAAACACTTGTTGGTTTGTATTGTTTGTGCAACTAGCATCACCATCTGTAGGGATACCTGCATCTACATCAACAACCAAGTTATCGTAATTCTCTACGTTCTCTCGAATATCTGCTACACTAATACCACCAGCATAAGGCATTGCACCATTGATAGCGAAACTAAAGTTAGGGTCATTCAGATACATTTGTAATGTTTTATAATAGTTGTTAAACCAATCATTATCCCATGATTCAAGAACATCTGCTTTAGTGTGAGTTAGTTGAGATAAGATGAATAATACAGTCTTACCACAATCTAAACTTGCTCTACGAACATTGTTTTTATTCTTTTCTAAATAGTAAGTAATTTCTTCATCAGAAAGTAGGTCATAGGCATTACCAATTAAACCCACGTTTAGTCTCACTTCTTGGACTAATGTTAATGCCATTATTATTTCCTTTGTTTTTAATTCTTTTGTTTACTATTCTAATTGTGTATTATTCTAATATTGATGCAACCTCCTAAGAAGTTGCATTGTATTAAAACTTAATTAAATACTAGCACCAGCTACAGCACGAACCACAATAGCAGGGCGACGAAGAATGTTGATCAGGTTAGATTCTGATTCGATTTCGATCTTAGAACCTTTACCATCAGCATATTCAAAGATATACGCTTGCTCTCCAAGAGTGTTAGCAAGGTCAAACTTGTTAGCAGGAGAGAAGTAAGTTTTGAAGCTGTCAGCAGTACCTAGTGGAAGGAAGTAAGCTTCGTCTGCTGGGATAAGAGCTACAGAGTTTCCGTTTGCATCTTTGTAAGAACCATCGTAACGGATAAGTGTCAAACTACCGTGGCGGAACTGATCCCATGTACCATTACGTAAAGGTTCTTGAGTAGAAGTATAGAATTTATATGCTTCTTTAACTTGGGCATTATCTACATACTTGTCGAAGAAACCGCTTGAGCAGATTGCAACAATCTCAGTAGGCATTTCGCCACTCATAATGTTGTCACGGATATGCTGAACAATCGCACGCTGTCTAGTTAATGGGTTAACTGCTGCATTAGATAAATCGAAAGCTACTTGTTTACGAGTAACACCGAAATCAGTGTAGAAGTTACCAACTACAGTACCGTTAGGTGCGTAGATGTCACCAGTTGTAAGAGCTTTACAACGAGCTGTTTCTAACGTAGCTGCATGTGATTTACGAATAGTCATAAGTTTACGAGCACGTACAGCATCCAAACGCTCAACGCTTTCTTCACCATAAGCACGTTGACCTTGAACGTCTTGTGGAGTAATGTAGTCATCAAGAGGGAAGTGAGGAATTGCGTATGAACGCATAACACGAGTACCGTCTTTAGATACGTTGTTACGTTCACCACGTACTTTATCGCCAATAAGACCAATAACACGATCAGATGCTTCAAAAGTTACTGTATGTTGAGATACAGGCTCTACGTCAAAGATACCGAGTTGGTTGATTAGACCGTATTCATTAGGAATTGATACAAGTTCTTCTGTTAAGTCGGTAACTTTAAAACCGTTACCGTAATCTCGAATAATCGCCATTTTCTATATATTTCCTTTATTGTTATTATTAGATAGAGGTGTTAGCTAAAATGTCTTTAGTAGCTAAAGAAGCATAAGCAGCAGCAAGTTTAGTTGCATCGTTGAAAGAGCTGTGTGGTTTCAAACCATTTTTACGAACAATAGCTTCACCACGTACAATAGCTAATACTTTAGTATCGGTGGTAGCAGGAACAGCAACACTAAGATTGTGCAAGTCCTTACCAACAACAACAGCTACAGGAGCTTCTGAACCATCTGTTGCAGTTTGTACAGATTCTTTATATTTACCAGTAAGAGTTACTTTACCAAGTAACATACCAAGTGTAAGGGTTTTAGCAGTATCGTTGACTACAACAAGTTCACGAGTAACAGCTAAAGATGGTTCGTATTCGTGTTTAACTACATCAGAGTAACGTGCAGTATCGGTAGCAATAATCATTTTATTATAATCCTCTTATTATGCTTTTTTAAGTAATTTATCTAGTTCAGCTTGAACAGCAGATTTAGCAACTTTAACGCCTTCCTCTGGTGAACCCTTCTCTTTAAACATTTCTGATTCATCTACTTTAGCAGTAAGAGCTTTAACAACATCTACTACATCTTTAAATGCTTCAGCATCTAAGTCTTTAACAGCTTTGAATAGTTTAGCAGAAGCATCTACGTCAACTACAGCAGCAACTACCTCAGCTTCACGAGCTTTCTCAACAGCTTCTTTTTCTTTAGCTTTGAATAGTTCGATTTCTTCTTTAGCTTTCTGAATGTCAGCTAGAGCTTTTTGAAGTTCTACTTCTTTTGCATCATACTGAGCTTTTTCAATTGTTTCTTGTGTCATTTCATTTTCCTGTGTGTCGGCTTTAGAAGCCTTAGTTTGTTTAGGATTTACACCCTTTGTAGGCTTACCGCCACTTTCACCATCTAAGTCTTTCTTTACTTCTTGTAACTTGAAAGACTTTTCAATAAACTGTTGGTCTTTTAATAGGTTTAAATACTGTTCTTCTGTGAGAGAATTAATGAAATCTGCACTACCTTTAGATAACGTAGCTGATTTAAGAATCTCAATACCCTGTAGTTGATCTTCAACCCATTCTTTACGATCTTGACTTGTTGGTCGAGTAATAGGATCACCCCAACTATCTACAGCACCGTGTTCCATTGCTTTCTCACGATACCATGACCAAAAGCCTTGTGTTGAGTATTCTTCACTTTCATCTTCACTTGGTTCATAACCAAACAAGGTAGCAAGTAATTCAGCATCTTCTCCCCACACATGAAAGAACTTCTCTAAGAAATCAGGTAAAGATAATGTAACTTTAACTTGACTAGCTTTCTCAATAAACTCAGGAGAACGGTTGTCAACAGATTTCATAACTAATGTCTTATAACCTGAAGCAGCTCCGCCTTGAGCTTTATGCACCAGTGCTAGGTGAGCGCCTTCATGTTCAAATGTAATATCTGTAAGCTTTCGTTTAGCCCTAACTTCACCTTTCACTTTATCAGTCATCTTGACCCCCTTCTAAATCTTCTGCATCAGCCTTAGCTCCAATACTTACACCAGTGTAGTTGCCAGTTTTAACTTCTGCCCAAATATCTTCATCTGTGAACTGCAATACTGATAACCAACTTCCTGCTTTAATAATCGTATCTCCCATTTGCATACCAACAGGAGCAATATAGCTCTCTACAACAGAGAATGTATCGGTGTCGAAAAGATGCAAGAGGTTTGCCTTACGGCAGTAGGTGTTGAAGTTATGACAAGCTTTACGAACTTCATTAGCGTCATATACATCACCATGCAAATCAACTTCATCAGGAGAGAGTACAAGGAATGTCGCTTGTTTTAATTCTTCATTTGCTTGTTTAATAATTGGAATGTTTGTCTTTTTAGGACGCATATACTTACCCTTATTATTGTAGTTGAGTA